CCCCTTTCCATTATACAGATTGTTTTTCTGTCCGGCAAATCGGGTATGGGGGCAACGGGGAACGGATCGAGCATACCTGCAGATATATTGACGACTGCCATCTGGAGCTGGGCCGGGGCATGGACGGCATCCGGCACATCTGCCAGCTTGCGGAGCAGCTCCGGCAAAACGGCGGCACGGTCATTCCGCTGCGCTCGTCCCTGCCGGAGCAGTGCTACAACCTCCTGCCCAGCACGGGCGGGATCATCCTTGTTAAAAAGGGAGAAACCGGCTTTTTCAAAACCGATATTCCAGACATGGGACGGGAGGAGAACCGCGCGTTCGTTTTGGAGACAAACGAAAAGCTGGGTGTGAGCCGCGCCCAGGCCGAGGCGATGTTGGCAGGCTCGATGTTCGGCTGGCAGACACAGGCCGCAGACCCGTGCAGCTATGACGAACAGGGGCGCATTCTGACCCCGAAGTAGAGATTCCAAAAAGAACGGGGCGAAGCCCGGTAAAAACGAAAACAGGAGATGAGCGGCGATGCCGGTGAACAGGCAGACCGTCCGGGAGCTGTCCCGGACAACGCTGTACAACATTACGAGCAGCGGGCAGGCGTGGCGGGCGTTCCTGGACGCCGCGGCGCGTCTGTACAAATACAGCTTTCCGGAGCAGGTGTTGATCTACGCGCAGGAGCCGGAGGCGACGGCGTGCGCGGCGAAGGAGGTGTGGTATACGCGGATGAAGCGGAGCCTGCGTCCGGACGCGCAGGCCATCGCGCTGCCGGACCCGCACAGCCATTTCGGGCGTCTCAAATACGTGTTTGACGTCAGGGAAACGCAGCCGCTGCCGGGCGCGCCGGAGTTCCGGCAATGGAGCCTGCCGTTTGAAGCGCTGGAGCGTGTGACGGACAGGCTGGGACAGGAATATGGGATTTCCCGGGAACCCGTGGTGGCGGACCGCGTTTACGCGCTTGTGATGAACGCGCCGCGGGAGCTGTATCCGATGCAGCTGACGGCGATGCTGCGTGCGGCGGACGCAGAAGGCCGGTGGTCCGGGCAGGACGACGCCGCGCTGGCCCGGCAGTTCCACCAGCTCGTGGCGGACAGCGCGGCATACATGGCGGGCGTCCGTGTTGGCGTTGGAACGGGCGCGGTCACGTCGGACGCGCTGGAAAGCATCACGCGCTTCAACAGCCCCGGATTGGCCGCACTCGCGGGCACTTATGCCAGCCGTCTGGCCGCGTCGGTGCTGCGGGATGTTGAACGCGCGGCCAGGGAAAACGACAGGCTTGCATTTCCGGCCCGCGGCGTGCAGAATGAAGGCAGAGAGGAATTTTCACATGCGGCTGAAGCTGCAAAGGAGGTACAGGACAATGACATATACAACACAGAACGGAGTGCGCTACCCGGACCTGATGCTGGAGGAACCGGAGACAGCACCGGGCAAATACGGCCTGCTGCGCCTCAGATATCTGGAGAAAAGCGACCCCGGTCAGCTGAACATCCTGCTGCTGGAGGGCACGCTGAACAGCCATCTGGCACAGATCGACCGTCAGGTGCGCGGGCAGGTGGAGCAGACGATGGAGCGTCTGGTACAGCGCACGAAGCTGCCGGACAAACAGACGGACCCGCTTGGCTGGGCCGGGACGATGAACAGCCTGCGCCAGCAGGCGGAGGAAACGGCGATGGAGCTGATCTACGGCAGCTGAGCCTGTTCCCGGCAGCGGAAAAAATACAGGAAACAGGGCGTTCCGACACGGAGCGTCCTGTTTCTTTGTCTCCGGATGAAATAGACGATATCCTGCGCTGTGACAGGGAATACAAAAAAGGCTGCAAAAAAGAGGATATCGAAGCCCTTTTCAGCACCACCATGGATATGCAGGAGCGCAAAGCCTTTCTGGCGGACGCCATGGGACATATATATACGGAGCTGTTCATCGGAAACCACCGTTACGGATACTGCAACCGGGGCAACGGCACAGTGGAATTCTGGCGCGGCGGTTATCTGTCCGCACGGGCGAAAACAACGCTCACGCTTTTGGAAGTGGCGGAGCGCGCGGCGCAGCTCATTGAACAGGGAACATACCGGCGCGAGGCCCCGCCCGCCGCATTTCCCATCGTGGAGGACGCGAGGGAGGAGCAAGCGGATGGAACGGAGGCCACGAAAACGGCGCGGGCCGGGTTCAGCGAAGCTGAGATCAACGCGGTGCTCTGCCATGGCTCCGGTTTTTTGAAGGGGAAATTCCGCATTGCCGAATGGTATGGGGGAAAGCACACGGAAAAGGAGACCGCGGATTTTTTGAAGCACGAATACGGCGTCGGCGGGATGACATGGACATTTCCGGACGGCACACACGGCAGTGTGGACTACAACATGTACGGCAGGCCGGGCATTTCCGTGATACGCGGCACGGGTATGGACGCACCGTACCAGCTTTTGAAATGGCCGGAGGCGGCCCGGCGCATCGGACGGCTTGTGAAAGACGGCCTGTACCTGACGGACGAGGAAGAACAGCAATATCCAGAATGGAAGCGGGAAAAACAGGCGCAAAAGTTGAAAGCCGTGCGGCGGGATGCTGCCCGCGAGCCGCCCGCCCCGCAGCGTCCCTGTGCTGTGGACGACACCGTATACCTAGAGGACGGCAAGGCGTTCCGCATCGTGGAGATCAGCGGGGACGGCGTCCGTCTGGAGGACGCGGATTTTCCGCTGCTCATGCGGAAGGAAAGCATGGAAGCCTTTGCAGCGCTGCTCCGGGCGGACACGCGCAACGCGCAGCTTTTGCCGCCCGGTCCGGCGAGCGGGCAGGCTGTGTACACAGAAGCCCCGGAGGACCTTTCGCTGCCTTTCAACGGGGACCGTTATCTGGACCTGAAGGATCAATACAACCGTTACGCGCTGGGCTGCGGAAACGATGCGTATTTTTTGTTTTACGACGAGGACGCGCGCGTTGTATCGGGAGCGCTGCACACAAAGGTGCTGCATGCCGATGTGCCGCCGCTGGGCGAAGTGGATGTTACGGGCTTCCTTAAAGAGCAATGGCCCGCATATTTGAAAAAGCTGCTGTGCGCGGGCGTGGATACGGCGCTGTTTGAGCCGGGCGCGGGCCAGCCGGAGCCGGTCAGGCTGTGCCGTGCGGCAGAGGCGCTGCCGCGGGGCGGCATCATCGAGATCGAGGGCCGGGAGCACAGCATCACGGAAGTCAATTTCAAATCGCGGACGGTCATTCTCAAGGACATGGAGCCGGAGCCGGGCCAGCCGCGGTATACGACGATGGACGTGTCCAGCGCCTATGACGCATTTCAGGAGGACGGCCAGCGGATGGCGGAGCTGCCGCAGGCGGCACAGGTACAGAAAGATACCCCGCCTGTGCCAAAGCTGGATTACCGCTATCCCACGGAGAATGCATCTCCGGTCGGCCCCAAGGCGCGGTTTGCGCTGAATGCCGAGGCCATCGGGACCCTGCGCCGTATCGAGGACGAGGGCCGTATGGCCACGGCGGAGGAACAGGGCATATTGGCGCGGTATGTGGGATGGGGCGGCCTTGCGGACGCCTTTGACAGAGAAAAAACCGAATGGGCGCAGGAGTACGCACAATTAAAATCCCTGTTGGATGAATCGGAATACATGGCGGCGCGCGCATCCACACTGACGGCATTCTACACGCCGCCCACGGTGATACGGGCTATGTACAGCGCGCTGGAACGCTGGGGCGTGACGGGCGGAAACATTCTGGAGCCGTCCATGGGTGTGGGCGCGTTTTTCGGCTGCCGCCCGGAGCAGTTTGATACAAACCCCACCGGGCTTTACGGCGTGGAGTTGGACCATATTTCCGCGCGCATTGCAGGGCAGCTCTACCAGTCGGCGCACATCTATGCCTGTGGTTATGAGAAAACAGCGCTGCCGGACAGCTTCTTTGACTGCGCCGTGGGCAATGTTCCGTTCGGCAGCTTCGGCGTACATGACGTGCGGTACGACCGGGAGCATTGGCTCATCCATGATTACTTTTTCGGCAAGACCATCGACAAGGTACGGGTGGGCGGCATCATCGCGTTCATCACCTCCAGCGGCACGCTGGACAAGGCGTCAGGCAATGTGCGGCGGTACATCGCCCAGCGGTGCGAATTGATCGGCGCGGTGCGCCTGCCCAGCGACACGTTCCGCCAGAGCGCGGGCACAGAGGTGACGTCGGATATCCTGTTCCTGCAAAAGCGCGAACGCATGGCGGACCGGGATGAACCGTGGCTGCATGTGGGAAAGACCGGAGACGGCGTGCCCATCAACCAGTATTTTGCGGAGCATCCGGAAATGGTGCTGGGCGATATGGTGATGGAAAGCGGCCCGTTCGGTCCCCGCTCCGTTTGCCGCCCGCGTCCGGGACAGGACCTGGGCGCTGCGCTGCACGCCGCACTGGAAGGGCTGGACGCACGGCTCCCGGCGGCGCTGCCGCTGGAACAGGCGGAACAGGAGATCGAGGTGCTGCCTGCGGACCCGGATGTGCGCAATTACAGCTTCACGGAGGTGGACGGCAGGCTGTATTTCCGGGAAAACTCCGTCATGCGCGCGGTGAAGCTGAACGGGACAAATACGCGCCGTGTGCGGGAGCTGATCGCGCTGCGCGGCCAGACGCGCAGGCTCATGCAGGTACAGCTTGACGGGTGCGGAGACGCGGCGGTACAGCTGGAGCAGGACAGGCTGAACCGGCTGTACGACAATTTTGTGCGGCGGTATGGCCGCATCAACAGCCGTGGGAACGCGGGCGTATTCCGGGACGACAGCGGATATTTCCTTCTGTGCGCGCTGGAGGTGTTCGATGACGAAGGGAACTTCAAGTGCAAATCGGACATGTTCACAAAGCGCACCATCCAGGCGCGCAGGCCCGCGACCGAGGTGGGGACAGCCAGCGAAGCGCTGGCTGTTTCCATTTCCGAACGCGCGTGCGTGGACCTTCCATATATGGCGCAGCTCCTGCGCACGGAGGACCAGGACGGGATCGTCCGTGCATTGCAGGGCGCTATTTTTCGAGACCCGTCGCGCGTGCGGGAGGGTATCCCGGAAAGCGGCTGGGTGACGGCGGACGAATACCTGTCCGGGAATGTGCGGGAAAAGCTGCACACGGCACAAAAAGCGGCGGAAGCGGATGCGGCGTATGTAGTCAATGTATCCGCTCTGGAGCAGGTGCAGCCCGCGCCCGTTGAAGCCGGGGACATCGAGGTGCATCTGGGCGCTACATGGATACCGGTGGATGTTGTGAAGGATTTCATGGTGGAGCTGCTGGAGCCGTCCTGGAATGCCGCAGCGGTGATGGAAGTGATATATGTCTCATACACAGGCCAGTGGAACATCACAAACAAGGCAAAGGGCGCGGTGGCCAATGTGAAAGCAAACGAGACATATGGTACAGAGCGCATCAACGGATTTCACATTCTGGAAGCGTCGCTGAATATGCGCACGGTAAAGGTGTACGACACAAAATACGACACCGTATCCTGCCGGGAAATACGGGTTCTGAACAAAAACGAAACGATACTGGCGCAGCAGAAGCAGGACGCCATCAGGCAGGCGTTCCGCGACTGGCTCTTTAAAGACCCGGCCCGCCGTGAACGCCTTGTGAAGCTGTACAACGAAAAATTCAATTGCCTGCGCGGGCGGGCGTATGACGGCAGCCATATTTCCTTTCACGGCATGTCGCCGGAGATCGTGCTGCGGGAGCACCAGCGCAACGCCGTGGCGCGCATCCTTTACGGAGGCAACACGCTGCTCGCACACGTTGTCGGGGCCGGAAAGACCTACACGATGGCAGCGGCGGCGATGGAGGCCAAGCGTTTGGGGCTGTGCAGCAAAAGCCTGGTCGTTGCGCCAAACCACCTGACGGAGCAATGGGGCGCGGAATGGCTCCAGCTTTATCCCGGCGCAAATATCCTTGTGGCCACAAAAGTGGATTTTGAAACCGCGAACCGGAAAAAGTTCTGCGGGCGCATTGCCACGGGAGATTACGACGCGGTGATCATCGGGCATTCACAGCTTGAGAAGATCCCGCTGTCGGCGGAGCGGCAGGCAGCCATGCTCCAGCGCCAGATCGACGAGATCACCACGCAGCTTGGCCTTATGGACAAGGATACGCCGCGCTTTACGGTCAAGCAGATGGAACGGACGCGCAAGGGGCTGGAAACACGGCTGGAGCGTCTCAATGATGACAGCCGCAAGGATGATGTTGTGACCTTTGAAGAATTGGGCATTGACCGCCTTTTCATTGACGAGGCGCACAACTTTAAGAACCTTTTTTTGTACACAAAGCTGAGAAATGTGGCGGGTGTCGCGCAGACGGAAGCGAAGAAATCCAGCGACCTGTTTGCCAAATGCCAATATCTTGACGAGTTGACGGGCGGGCGCGGCGTGGTGTTTGCCACAGGCACGCCGATCTCCAACAGCATGGCGGAATTGTATACGATGATGCGGTATCTGCAATACGGTATGCTGCAGGAGCGGGGCCTGACGCTGTTCGACGAATGGGCGTCCACGTTCGGGGAAGTGACCACGTCGGTGGAACTGAAGCCGGAGGGGACGGGATACCGGATGCGCACGCGTTTTTCCCGGTTCTACAATTTGCCGGAGCTGATGGCGCTGTGGCGCGAGGCGGCGGACATCCAGACAGCGGATATGCTGAATTTGCCTGTGCCGGAGGTGGAGCGAAAAAATGTTGTGGTAAAGCCCACAGACATCCAGCGGGAAATGGTGGCTGAACTGGGCGAACGCGCCGAGGCGGTGCGGAACGGAAACGTAGACCCCAGCGAGGACAATATGCTGAAAATTACAAACGATGGCCGCAAGCTGGCGCTGGACCAGCGGCTCATCGATCCGCTTCTGCCGGATGAGGCGGGCAGCAAGGTCAATGCCTCTGTGGAGGAGGTGTTCCGGCTCTGGCAGGAATTTGCATCCACCAAAGGGACACAGCTTGTATTCTGCGACCTGTCCACGCCAAAGGCTGAGAAGAAGATCAAATGCATGACGGACGGCGTGGCGGCGGTACAGGCGGAAGCGTTCAGCGTGTATGCCGATGTACGGGACAAGCTGATCGGGCACGGCGTGCCGCCCGGCGAGATCGCGTTCATTCATGACGCGGACAACGAAAAGAAAAAGGCGGAGCTGTTCGCAAAGGTGCGCTCGGGTAAGGTGCGCATCCTGCTGGGCAGCACGCAGAAAATGGGAGCGGGCACGAACGTGCAGACGCTGCTTGCAGCGGAGCATCATCTGGATGTGCCGTGGCGGCCAAGCGACATAGAGCAGCGTGAGGGCAGGGCCATCCGGCAGGGAAACACCAACAAAAAGGTGTTCATCCACCGTTATGTGACGGAAGGGACGTTTGACGCTTATTCGTGGGTGCGACACGAAGTCGCATAATTTAATTGTTCGGCTATTGACCGAACCTGCTATTCCATTAGCAGTAGCCTGACATCACCAAAGCGGCTGGTAACGGCTGTGAGGAAGCATGATGTGAAAAAGTAGCCCTCCCCGAAAGGGGTCAAGCGAAAACCGTGAGGTGGATGCGATAAGCTGCGAGCAACAATGCGGCTGGGGAGCCTGGCTGTGCGGTATGGTTAATGTAATGTGAATCGCTAATAAACGTCGTTAAAGCAGAACAGGCTAAAGTTGCTGATAAGCCTGAACCAAAAGGTGACGCAGTCGGATGCCCCTTTCCATGATGGGGGCACATGGACAACAAGACTGCCGGCGGAGAGGCGAAACCTAACCCGTACTGTTAATTATGTGAAACGTGGTAAGCCCGTATTTTCTCCGGCAAAAGCCGGAAAGCAGACCGCAAGGAAAGCCCATGGAAAATGCGGGTAAGGAACGATGGAAAAAGCGAACGCCGACCCTGTAATGGGGACGGATAGAGGTTGCAACATCACCTCACGCGAAAGCGGGCAGACTTCCATCTGGTCTTTCTTTACGAGAGAATTTATAGAACTTTTGAAAGGAGAAAATGCAAATGAACGGGAAACCGTGTGCATCTCCCGGCATTGCAACGTGCTGGGAAGAAATAGACTGGCAAAAAGCACGGGCGTATGTCAAAAAGCTGCAAATGCGTATCGTAAAGGCTCAAAAGGAAGGTCATTACAGCAAAGTAAAATCGCTGCAATGGCTGCTGACACACTCGTTCTATGCCAAAGCCTTGGCGGTAAAGCGAGTAACAAGTAACTCAGGCAAAAGAACATCCGGCGTAGACCATGAACTATGGCTGACGCCACAGGCAAAATTCATCGCAATCTCAAAACTCAACCGGCGGGGGTATCGCCCCCAACCGCTCAGACGGCACTACATCCCCAAGAAAAACGGAAAAATGCGACCACTGAGCATCCCGACCATGACCGACAGAGCCATGCAGACACTCTACAAATTTTCACTGGAACCGATAGCGGAAACCTATGCCGACCCCAACTCCTACGGATTCAGAATCGGCAGAAGCACTCATGATGCAATCGAGCAGTGCTTCACCGACCTGAACAAAGGAAAATCCCCGAAATGGATACTGGAGGGCGACATCAAGGGCTGCTTCGACCACATCAGTCACCAATGGCTGTTGGAAAACATTCCAATGGACACGCAGATTCTTGAAAAGTGGCTGAAATGCGGATATGTGGAAACACAGAAATTATTCCCAACAGACGAGGGTACACCGCAAGGCGGTACGATTTCTCCGACGCTGATGAATATGACTCTGGATGGTCTGGAACGCTTGCTCCATGACAGACTCCCGACCCGTAAAAAGGTCAATGGGAAAACACACTGCAACAAGATGAATTTCGTGCGATATGCGGATGATTTTATTATCACAGGAGAATCGCCGGAGTTTCTGCGTGAAAAGGTGCTTCCCATCGTGAGAGAGTTCCTGACAGAAAGAGGATTGCAGCTATCTGAAGAAAAGACGGTTATTACCCACATTGGCGAGGGCTTTGACTTCCTGGGCAAAAACATCCGCAAATACAACGGAAAACTGCTCATCAGGCCCTGCAAATCTGCGGTGAAATCCTTCCTGGGCAAAGTGCGGGACATCATTAAGAGCAGCAAATCCATAAAGCAGGAAATCCTGATTCGCAGGCTCAACCCGGTTATCCGGGGGTGGGTAAACAATCAGAGATATGTTGTTTCTTCCAAGGTGTTCAGCACGGTTGACTATGAGATATACAAATGCTTGTGGCAATGGGCCAAGCGCAGGCACAAGAAAAAGAGCCGCAAATGGATTGCCAGGAAATACTGGCACGATATCGACTCTCGCCAGTGGACATTCTCTGTTCCCTATGAAAACCAGGGCACGGAGGGCAAACCGCTCTATTGCAAACTCGAATATGCAACCGATACGAAAATCATCCGATTTAAGAAAATCGTGGCGGAAGCAAATCCGTTTGATGAATATTGGACGGACTATTTCGAGGAACGAGAGGGCGAAAAGCTGCTCAACAGTACCAAGGGACGGGAAAAGCTGCTGACGATCTGGCGGCGGCAAGGCCGCCGCTGTCCTGTCTGCGGGGACCTTATCACCTCAGAAACCGACTTCAAAGTGCATACCCCAGCCGGAAAGAACAGCCGGAAAATCATGGTACACAAGGAATGCCACGAAGAAATTCACAGCCCGATTACTACTTTTGAGCCGGGTTCTCAATAAGAGAGCCTTTTGAAAGGCTTGAGCCGTGTGAGGGGAAACTCTCACGCACGGTTCTTAGGGGAGAGATGGGCAGCAATGTCTATCTCTTACCCGACCAGCTCATTGAGACAAAGCAGCGGTTCATATCCCAGGTGATGAGCGGCAAAGCGCCGTCCCGTTCCTGTGAGGACCTGGATGAAGCGGTGCTGTCCTATGGTGAGATCAAGGCGCTGTCCACAGGCAATCCGCATATTTTGGAGAAGGTACAGCTTGAAACGGACGTGACAAAGCTGCGGCTTTTGAAATCAAGCCATGTGTCCCAGCGGTACAGGCTGGAGGATATGCTGCTGCTGCAATATCCGCAGCAGCTTTTGGAGCGGCGGCAGAAGATCGGGGCCATTGAAAGGGACATCCCCCGGCGCGACGCGAACACACCGGAGGACAGGGAACAGTTTTTCATGACGGTCATGGGCCGGGAGTACACGGACAAGGCCGCGGCGGGCGCTGAGCTGCTGGCTTTGTGCCAGACGGTGGTGCAGCGCGGCGAAGCGATGGAAATAGGCTCATACCGCGGGTTTGCGATGCGGCTTGAATACCGTGCGATGGAACAGGCGTTTGTCGTGGGCTTGCGCGGCGCGGCCGTGTATTTTGCGGAGCTGGGCACGGATGTACAGGGCAACCTTGCCCGTCTCAACAATGCGCTGAACGGGATGGAAGCCCATTTGAAAAAGCTGACGCAGGAGATATCGGAGATCGAAAAGCAGCAGGAAAATACCCGGCAGGAGCTGGAGAAGCCGTTTGCACAGGAGCAGGAGCTGGCTGAAAAGGAAGCGCGGCTCTCGGCGGTGAACGCACTGCTGAACATCGACGGGAAGAACAGCATCCCGGATTTGATGGACGATACGCTGGATATTGAGCCGCCGCAGCGGGCGGCGAAGGACTATGAGAGATAACAGAGGGAGCTTTATGAACAATACGGAACGATTGATCGGAAAAATGAATGATGAGCTGGCGGCTTTTGTGGCCGGGCTGGAGCGTCTGCCCGTACAGGATGTGATCGAAAAGGCTGGCGAAATTGCGGTGAAAACAGATATGGCGCTGCTGGTGGAAGAAGCTTTCCTTGGCCCAAAAGAAACAAAGGCGCTTTTGGGCATGCGCATGCCGCTGGAATATTTGTATCAGGAGTACCTGAAAAAGGATACGGGCCTTTCCAATGTCCTGATCGACCATATGCAGGATGCGGCGGCAGAGGAAGCCGGACGGCAGGGAAAAAGAAACCGGGAAAGAATTGCGGGCGAAGCCCGATAGAAAAAACGGAGGATACAGAACATGACAAAACAGCAGATGAAAGTGATTGCGCAGGCGGAGCATGAGATGTTTTGCCTGCGGGACCTTTTGGAGGGCAGCGTGCCCGCAAAGGTGATGAACAGGGCATATGAATATGTCATCAAGCAGGACCTGCTTTCCGTTTTACGGGAAACGCCGCTTACCCATCAGCAGCTTTCTGTTTTGGCGCCGCAGCGCAGGCCGCTGGATTTCCTTTATCGCCTGTGGCTGAAAACAGAATATTCGCACATCGACGCGCTGCGCAGGGCTGTGCGTCGCGAGACGCGGCGCATCTATCTCAAGCGCCAGACCGAGGCGTTCCGAAAAGAGCATCCGATGGGATGAATCTATTTGTAGGAGATGACGTGACACAATGGGTTATCAGGAAAGCCTTATATACATCCAGCCGCAGGAACAGGTTGAGCAGATCGTAAAAGAGTATCTTATGGCGCGGCAGCAGGACCCCAGCGGGCGCTTCTTGGCGGACATTCCCGCCGCGGTCAGGCTGCAGGCCCCGCTGAAAGGCTGCCCGGCGGGTTCCGTACTGCTTTGGGCAGCGGGCGAGCGCAGCAGTGACATGCTGCAGGCGGCAATGCCGGATGATTGGAGACTGCCCGGATTTTGCACGGTACGCACGATCCCGGTGGAGGATATACAGCATTTGCTTGACCATGCGGTCCGGGACGGGATCGAAAATGAGCACCTTGCATACAACAGAAGCTTTAAATATATGCCGCTGGACCTGTATTTTGTCGAATATGTGTCGATGCGGGAGCGGCGAAAAACGAACAGGGAAAAAGGAGGCGGCGGGCCGGAGCGGTAATTCGCTTCGGCCTTTTTCGATGGAACATCAAATGAGCTTTACAAAAAATGCGCCGGATGAAGAAGCCGTGCGCCTGCTCCGGTACTACGAGGGGCTGGCACTGCACTACGATGTGCGGGGCTATTGTGTTTGTACCAGTGAGGGAAAAGATAATGAATAGAGATATAAAATGGAAAGTCACCTCCTAAAAATGAGGAAAGAGCTTAAAGTAAACTTCAAACTCTTTCCATAATATTTTGTAATTCAGTCTTTGCCGCAAAGATTTGTCAGCAAGGCCATAAGGTCTCTGTCATCCGTCCATGCAGGCAAATCGAGATTAATTTTAATGTGTGTACTCTCAATGGCA